CGTTGTGAAGAATGGTCTTGGCGTGCCGGTTGAAATCTTCCTTCTCTGTCCCCAATACTTGAAACCCGAAACGGATTCACAAGGCAACATCATCCGGTATCGGTACGGGAAGGGTTCAACGCAAGTCGAATACGATCCCGACGAAGTGATACCGTTTCTGTTGCCGAATCCGTCTTGCCCCTGGCTTGATGGATACTCCCCGTTGTACTCCGTCTATGGGGCAATCAATATCGAAGACAAGCTAGAAGCAACAACCGCCGCAATCTTGGACAACAGCGGGCGACCGGATGGAATCTTAACAGCGAAAGACGGCATTGCACACGAAGAGGCACAGCGCTGGGAGTATAAGTTTTCGGAGAGATTCCGCAAGGCGGGCAACGGGGGCGTCATTGTCCTTGACGAAGACGCAACTTTTACCCCGTTGACCTTCTCCCCGCGTGATTTGTCTTGGCTTGCCATACATGATACGTCTCGGCTGTCCATTGCCAACGCTTACGGCGTGCCGTATGCCTTGATCGACAAAGACGGCAGTACCCAATACAACGTTGACGTTACCTTGCGGCAACGGCACGTTGAAGACGCCATTGTACCGCGTCTTCGTCGCAACCAATCCGTCTTGAATCGGTATCTTGTCTCCCTCTTCGATGATTCGGGCAAGTTGTTTCTTGCCTTTGATGATGCCTCCCCGACCAACAGAGAGTTGAAGTTGCGGGAAGATTCGGAATTGGTCAAGGCGGGCATCAAGACACAAAACGAAGTCCGGGTTGAAAGAGGTCTTGAACCGCACGTTGACGGGGATCGGCTTGCCGTCCCCGCTGGCGCGTCTCTGGCCAGCGATGGTAAAGACGGGTCGGGGGATTCAACGGACGCAACAGGCGCAACGCCAGAGGCCCCAGAGGGCAAACCAGAGGCAGAGGGGGACCAGGACATACAAACCTTGCCCCAGAATACGCTAAACGGGGCGCAAATAACGTCCGGCTTGGCAATCGTCCAAGCAGTTGCCGCCGGTCAACTCCCCAGAGACAGCGGGCTAGGGGCTTTGATGGTCTTGTTGAACCTCTCCCGCGAGCAAGCAGAGCAAATCATGGGATCGGTTGGGGACGGATTCAAACCAACCGCCCCCGCGCCTGTTGAAAAACCCCCTGTTTCGCTCCCAAACCCTACCCCCAGCGACGAAACAAAGGGTTGTTGCGCCCGTAAACCCCGCCGCAAGGCGCATTTTGCAGAGAAGAAAAACCGGGAACGGGGGAAGAAGCTGGCGGCGGTACTGCAAAAGTGCTTTGCTTCCCAACGAAAGCAAGTCTTGGGCGCGTTGGGGAAGGGGTTTGACGCTGCGAAGACAAAGGCATTGCCCGCCCGATTCGTCCCCATGAAGAAATGGGATCGGGAGTTGTACGAAGGTTGCCAACCGCTTGTTGAATTGTGGGTCAAGGACGATTACCAGACCCACGCCAAAGACCTTGTTGCCCGGTCGGGTGTCTCCGATGAAGTCTTTGACGTTACCAACCCCCATCTTCAAGAGCAGATTGACCGGCTTGCGCTCCAATTCTGCCAAGAGACGAATACTTGCACAACGCAAAAGTTGAATGACGCTCTTGCCGCGTTGAAAGAATCGTTTGCGGAGGGCATGACGGAAGGCGAGCGCATGACCCAATTGACCAAACGGGTTGAAGAGATATTCGACAGCGCAGAGGAAGAGCGGGCGGGACTGATTGCAACAACAGAGTCAAGCAGGTCGCACAACCTGGCTGCGTTGCAATCCGCAAAGGATTCCGGGGTTGTCTCCGGGTCCAAGCTGTTGCCCTCTTCGGGCGCTTGCGACCTTTGCCTATCCATCGCGGAAGAAGGGGAGGTTGCATTGGGCGACGATTTCTATTCAGACCCCAACGCGCCCGACGCATATCAAGACAAGGCATCCCCGCCGATCCATCCGGGGTGTGAATGCGTCTTGGAAATGGTTTTGACACAAGAGACACCACCACCGGACGCGGGGCCGGGAACGGAAGGGGCAGAATAATGGAAGAAAAACAGGTTGACCAGATACTAGCGCTGTTGCGCGGGATTGATGATCGTCTAAAACGAATCGAGCAAAACCTAGAAGCCCGCATTGCGGGACTGGAAAGACGGGTTGCCGCTTTGGAAACCAAACTGCAATTGAACCCAACAACAAGCGACGTATTCCCATGAATGTCAAATGGAATGACGGAGAGTTTTTCAAGAAGCTAGAAGACGGAGCAACGCAACGATTGGAGCGGGCGGCAATCCATCTTGAAAACGAAATCAAGAAGAAGATTTCGGACAAGTCGCCCCCTGTCTCCCAACCGGGCGAGCCGCCCCACGTCGGGGAAAGACGCGGGGGCGAGTTGCGACGATCCATAACGCATGAAATCAAACGCGGGATCTTCCCGGTTGCGAGAATCGGATCGAACAAACTCTATGCGAGAATGTTAGAAAAAGGGACGAGCATCATGGATGCCCGGCCATTCCTTGAAGAGACGTTGGAAGAGCAGAAAGACCAGCTTGCCCGCCTGATTGCCGGAAAGCCGATTGTCTAGCAAAGGTCAACCGGGACGATGTTCCTTGATCCGCAATCCGCGCAGCGGTACGATTGCCCCGCCCCATGCCGCCCGATGCACAATTGCAGATTTTCAATACGATTATCTGCCCGGTCCCCGCTCTTATGATGCACGGTTTCCCATTCGTATAAAGGTCTTCCAAGATATTGCGCCATAACGTAGCGATGTTCCAATACATACCGACCACGCTTGACCATGCAAAACAATGGATCGGTCTTGTCAATCGCTATCAGCGAGTACCCGCCGGTTGTTGCGACCTTCCCGCCCTTCCAATTGGCGCAATGTTTCCCGACGTATGGACGGCTCTTGATTCCGTGCCGTTTCAACAGACCGAATATCACGCTATTAGAGCAACCAAATTGCTCTTGTAATTGTGGCGTTGACATTCCATTGTCATACAATCGGCAAATACGCTCTTCCGTCTCGGGGTCGAATCTTCTATGGTGTACGTTGTAGCCCTTGGGGTTGCTCTTCCGCAAATGGTTTCTTACTGTTGACCAATCCCGGTTTAGCCGTTTCGCAATCTCTTGACTACTGTGTATGCCGCCTTCCCATAGTTCAACAATGCGGCGTTTCTCTTCGGGCGTTACCTTACTGCTCATACCATAAGAGAGTAACGCCCGCCGATTTTCCCTCCGGGCATCCTAAATAACAACATGAAGACAAAACAATTTGAAGCCAATGATTTAGAGGTTGTAGCGGGCAGTAGGGAAATCATCGCTTGCATCAGCGACGATACGGTTGACCGGGACGGGGAAGTATTGATCCCTTCGGGGCTGGTCAAAAAGCAATACGCGGGCAATCCGGTTGTCTTGTATGGACACGATTCAACACAACCCCCGATAGGAAGTTGCCGTTGGATCAAAGCAACCGGCAACAAATTGATTGCCAAGTATTACCTATCCAAGACGCCATTTGCCAACGACATATTGACCTTGATGCAAGAGGGCGTCTTGCGGGCGCACTCGATTGGTTTCCTTGATCTTGAAGCAACGCCCCCAACGTCCGAAGAGATAGCGGCAAGACCCGATTGGAAGGATTGCCGCCGCGTTGTGCGGTCTTGGGAGCTACTTGAATTTTCTGTTGTGCCGATCCCATGCAACCCGGATTGTCTTGCAATCGCTGTTGCCAAATGCAGCCCCGAGACGCGGGCATTGCTGGGGAAGGCATGGGAGGCGATCCCCGACGAAGAGATATGTTGCCAATGGGATGAAGAAGTTGACGCGGCGACAGCAAAGAAACCCGAAGAAACAACGCAAGACGCCCCGAGTTGTTGCAATACAATGAAAGAAGTTGCCCCGCCGCAACCGACCTACTGCCGATCTTGGAAATCCATTGAAGAGCGACTAAATAACATGATGAAGGATCGTCTTGACGTAAACGAGATACTAGCCCGGTTGACGGGCAAAGCATAAAAGGTCCACCTTTCTAAATCCGTACTGACCTTTGAAGCCCCTTCCGGCTTGCCGGAAGGGGCTTCTTTTGTTTCAACGGGTCAACCATACATACAAGCGGATTCGATCTATTGCGATTCAATCCCGACTTGAACGGGCAACCGATTCAACGCGGTTCACGGATCGGAAATCAGACGGAATACCAACAACCATTTTTTAATGAGAGGTATTCCCATCATGGATACTTGTTTTGTTACGATGCTGACCAACGTTGGCGACAAAAACGTTGGCGAGAAATACGAAGTAGATAAAGAGACGGCAGACAAGTGGGTTACTGCCGGTCTATGCGAACTATGCGAGAACCCAACAGACAAAGCCCTTGACCAATTCAGCAAGGCATTGGAAGACCGGGACAACAAGATTGTTGCCGAGTTGTCCAAGAGTCTCCGCAACGTCAACGTCAAGATCCCCGCAAAGGCGATTAGCGACGATGACAACCCCGAAACCAACTTCTTTGTTCTAGTCGGCAAGACCGCGAACAATGACGCAAGGATTCGGGAGAAGGCGTACAACACACTGGCGAACAAGTACAACGCCAAAACGAATATGTCCGAAGGGACAACGACCGCTGGCGGTTTCCTTGTTCCGGTCGAATATGCCAAGACCCTCTTGCAAATCGAGGGTTACGAAGGGGTTGCTTTCCCCGACCGTGTAAACGT